TCAAAAAACCCTTGAATGACATCCGTAACCAAGGTTTTTGCCTCTGTCTCCTCTAGCTGTTCTACCACATTCCGTAATTGGTAAAGCTGTCTTAACTCAGCTTCGTTGTAAGCGTTATCTCCAGCTTGTATGTTGGAAATGAAAGAATCAATATCCTTGTTAAATACAGCTTCTAACAAAGCCATTCTTGCATTTCTGTTATTAGCTGACTTAGCAATAGAAATAGAAATATTTTTGATACCCTTGTTCCAATTACCCCTTAAATTATTTACGTTACTTTCTATATCTTCATCAGACAAACCAGCTGTTAAGCCTTCTTGTGTAACTCTATTGATTTCATTATCAAGATTTAATGCAATATCTCCTTCCATTGGGATAGCTATGACAGCGTCTTCTGTATATTGAGATAATCTAGCTGTTTCTTCAGCAGTTCTTTTATCTCTAAATTTACCTAAATAATCTAGGTACACTTCCCCAACCACTCCCTGTAAATCTTGTCTAGTTGATAAGTATTTATCAGGAGCAACATTCTGTAATGGTTGTGCAATCCCATCCCCTAAAGCAGTGATTCGTTGTAAGAACTCATCAGGATCCATGTCAGTTTGATCGGCTAAAACCATATCCCTTTTGATCGCCAACTTACCTTCTGTGTTTAAAACATTAGCAATTAGGTCTATGCCTAACTTCCTTGTTTTCTTTCCATAAACAGTAAAGCTGTCATTCCCCAAATAATCAGTTCTTTCTTCTTCACTAGCCTGTATAAAGTTACTAACAAATTCAGGATTGTCCTCTATTGTTTGCAAGAAATCTCTTTCTGCTCTTATTGCCGCTTCTTCTGACCCCCTTTCAATAGCAAAACTTGTCAGTGCATCTAGCCTGCTCCCTAGATCAGAAAAAACACTAGCCTGTGCTTTATATTGTGAGAAGTCAACATTAGGTATATTGACCATTCCTACTCTACCTGATTGATATGTGGTTCTTCTTGGTGGCATCTTACCCCTCCTTCTTCGGTGGTGTTACACCGAATCCACTGTATAAACCGCCTTGATAAGCACTGGTAATGTTTGTTCCAAATCCAGCTAATGCACCCAACAAACCACCTGTCATTTGTGTCTGACCAGCTTGTCTTAAGTTGGAATATTCTAAAGCACCCATGTTATCTAATATTTCAGCATTAAATGTAGCTAAGTTAAAGTCCTCTACCCCACCCCTTAAGGATATACTTTGTTGCATCAGAGCAGACCCTTCTGTAGATAATATACCACCTGCCGCCGCCTGTGCTAATGCGGCACCTAAAGCTCTATTGGTTTCTTTTAATACACGAACGCCTTGTTCCTTAGCCTCTACTCTTTTCTGTGAATATTGTAATCGTGATATATCAGCTTGTGCATCATAGTATGCTTTCATAGCCGCCGCTTGTTGGTAGCTCATGAAGGCTTGACCGATTGATGATGCTACTGATAAAACACTAAAGAATGTACTAAACATTATTGACCTACACTTACCTTAAACTCTATTCCAATTAAATTAAAAAACAATGGTTGTGATTGTGAAAAAGACATCTGTCCATTACGATCATATCCCAACATTGGTTTTCTCCTCTTCTGACCTGTGAAGAATGATCCTGCACTAAAAACAAAATCTTTGCCATCTAAGGTCAAGTTCTGAGACAAATACAATAATGCGGTTGCCTCAACAATTCTTTTCTTCTGTGCTACTATATTACCACTTGGTAATCGTAACTCAACAGGTAAAGTAGTTACAGTTGGCACATAGTTGATGCCTATTTCTACATAAGTAGTTGGTACTGCATCTAATGTTATACTCCCAGATGATACTGTTTTATCTGATTGCATAGAATCATCTGCAATAACTTTAACTGTTTCTCCTTCTAGGTGATCCAAACCTGTTACTGTTGTCGTACCAGGTAATGTACCCCCTGACAATAGTATAGCACTATCTGTAGTATTATCATCATTAAATGCTTCTATATAATATACATCTGTTGAATTTATAGTTCTCTTAACTACAAAATACATAGTCTCTACATCTACAGCACAATTAATAAACTCACCATCTGTTGATGCTAAGGAAGGTGCTGTAATGTTTTGTGTCTTGAGAATAGAATAAGTTGCTAGTGTTCCATCCCCATTGACTACTAATAACAAATCGCCATCTGTGGTAGACGTTGCTTTTCTTAATGCCATATCAACTGGTGATTGTAATAGATGAGAGGATAATAATGATATGTTGTTTGATACATAGTTCAATTCCACATCACTAAACAAGAACTCTCTAACCGCTTTCCCAGCCGCTTGGATAAAGATTGTCCCACTCTCAACACCTAAAGGTTTAATACCTTCCTTAGCTCCCCTTCGTGTTGCACCATTGATAACAATGTTACTAGGAGTAATCGGATCTAATGAGGATTGAGGGACAAAGAACTCACCACCTTTAGTAAAGATTTGTAAATCTCTACCACTGAATAATCCTATGATTGGGTTGGCTTTACCTGTATCTAACGTTGCTTCTATAGCATCATCATCTAATGCTTCGCCTGGATTAAAATCAAAGAATCTATTGACTCGTGATCCAAACAATGTGTTCGGTCGTTCCTTAGTACCACCAAAATATAATCTTCCTTCATGGAATGTAACTGTTCTTGGGTATCCTCTAGTTGCTGACCAACTATCTTCATACCCTCTTTCAACGAACCACTCACCAGCGGCTCTTGCATCTGTATCAAAGAATGGTATCTCTACTACCGCCTCTACTTCACTAGATGAAATATACCGCACAATCCTTGCTCTACCTAACCCTGTCGTTACTTCAACATACTGACCTACATCTGAAGCACTAAATGTACCACCACTTGTGCTAAGATGTATATTACCATCTCTCTCAGAAGGTGTAAGATTGTGAGCACCAGATGTTGTAGTTGGGCTAAAAGCATATTGTGGAACAAAGTCAAATGAGATAGCTGATATAGTCCATGTGCTGTGTGATGCACCTCTAACAACTTTGAATGGTGTCATATCTTCATGTGTAAGAATTAATGTATCTACTGACTGTGCATAGTCCATAGTATCTAACAAAGAAGAACCTATCGTTGTTGTAAGATAATCATTACCACTGCCATTGATATTTGTTACTAATGCTTTGTCTTTATAGACATACATTCTGTTATTAACAAACAACAGCATATAACTTTGTGTAGTAGAAAATTCAAATGCTATAAGACGTGTGCCATTTTGTGGACTAGCGGCACTTGGTATCTCATCTATGTATTGTAATCCTGGTCGTCTTTCTAAACCACCTTGTGGTTGCACAATAACATTCCGTGCTTTATCGAGTGCATTAGTGTACTGGTTAATATCAATCCTTGATCTTAGCAATGGATCAACTTCACCTGTCGTAAAATTTGTTTGGATAGTAACAGCTCTGCTCATAGCATCACCTTACATCAGCTAATGGGAAATCTACTATAGCGTAATTAGGTTTGCCTCTGCCATCTATATTCATAGCTTGTCGGAAGTAACCACCTCTACCATTCTCTGCCATACCACCTAAAGCAACTGTTCTCCAATAATCTGCTTTGGTTGTTTGGTCGGTAACAGGTTCAGCTAAATGCCAAGCCATCATATAAACTAAGAGTTGAACAAAGTATGAAGGCATCAAACCTTCTGATATACCTGATGTGATATAATCTATATAAATACTGGATTCATTAGTAGCTATGGTTGGACCACTAGCTGTATAGAGTAATTCATAGTTTTGTATTGGCAACACTCTGGTTGCACTTGAATTGTAAACTTGCAAAGGTGTACCACTTACTGCTGTTGCAGGTAAGTCGTACTGGTATGACCACTCGTTAATGGGAGTAGTTGAGGACCTTGCTAATTGTACTTTGGTCAATGCGAATGACCATGGGTACAATGATAATGTTTGTTTCTTGATTGTGTCGTAGATATTGTTGCATACTGTAGCGGCATCATTACTTGTGTCTGAAAATGAAGATATAACATCTGCACCTAATAAATTCAAGGCTTGATTACAGATTGTTATGTTTGAATCACCACTTGCCATTATGCCCTCTTAAAGTTGAGGGGACCGAAGTCCCCTCGGTAGTTAATAATTAGTCGCCATCTGTTACTGCAATTGCTGTACCATCTGAAAGGTCAACAACGCCAGAAGCATTTGATAGCACTACTAACAATGATGCTGTTGGTACGCTTGAATCCCAAACGTAAACCAAATCACCAACTTTTAAAACACCTGAAGCGTCATTGAAATAACCTTCTGTGTTTATGTCAGCAAGTGTATCTGTTCCTGGTGCAGTGTAGCTCCACATTTGAGGAGCATTACCAGCTTTAGCTTGACCACCTATCGGTTGTAAGTTTGTTGCACTATAAGCCATAATATCCTCCTATGATTCTCTACAAGTGATTTCTACAATGCCTTCGCCATCAATAGAAATAGCACCAGCTGAGAACATACTATTAACCAAGAAAGAAGTTTTTTCTGGGATATAGTTGATTTCAGTTTTTTGTGCCATATTAACAGCCATACCTAAAGCTGATCTATGGAATGCGAAAACTTTCCTGTCACTTGAGCCATCAATAGCTAAACCACCTTCGTCTCTATCTCCAAGTACATGGAAATTGAAACCTAGGAATGTATTGATTTCTCCTGAAACAAGAGCCTTGATTGATGCGAAGTCGCCTGAAACAGCTCTTTCATCACCTAGTAGACCTGCTAAGTTGTTAGCGTGGATAACAATGTGTCTGTCATCAAACGGAACGTTGTTAGCATCTAATGCTTTTTTAGCGGCAATTAGTTTACCAACGTTTAGGTTTGAAGCAGTTGCTGATCCTGATGTAACAACTGTGTTAGCTACTGTTGATGGAGATGCTTCTGCATCTAGTGCATCAATGATTAATTGGTCCATTCTACGCCCAATAGCTTTAGAAACTACTTGAACTAGTTCTGACCTTTCGTCGAAGTTCACCTTAGCTTGGTGGAAAATGTCTGAATACTCAGCCGCATTGTAATCTTCCATTGTCGCAGTTACTTGTGAGTAAGTTACGTTTAGTGGAGTTACATCTGTCTGAGGAATTCTAGCAGTCGCACTTCCCTTACCAAGTTTAGGAAACTTGTAAGTGTTGCCTTGTACACCTTGTCTTAGCCTAACAGCATTAAGTAGAACTGATTCTGCTTGATATGCTTGTTTAACCTCGGCATCAAACAAAGTAACGAAAGCATTAGTAATTGACTGTGCCATAGTTTACTCCTTGTTTAACACAAATTAATATTATAGTTACTTTAGTTATCGAGGGAAACCTCGGCTAAAAAATGATGTACTTCCACACCAGCCAGAGGCGAATAGGACATTCGTTATCTCGCTAATAGGATAAGATATTTTTAGAATAAATACAAGAACTATTTAAATATCGCCAGTCGAGGTCGCTACTCCAGGAAATGCTCTAGCAAATTGTTGCTCTACTTTTCTTCTGAAGTTAGGATCAGACTTGTATTCTGGACTTGCTACCAATTCATAGAGTTCATCTCTACTTGGCATACCATCCATATCTACAGTTGCTGTCGGTATTTGTTGCTCACCATAGTATCTTCTTAGTTTATTAATCATATTGATACCATTAGCTGTAGCACCTGCAACTTTAAATTCCT